GTATTGAGTGAATTCGTATTATTCGATTGATGCGTACTCGAGTTTTGTTTGGCGATTTCAAATAACTTCGTATTCTGTTCCAAAAACATATTCTGCATTTCTTTATTGGATTTCATCATTTCTTTAAACATCTCGCATATAAATGCGGTAGAGGGCGTTTCGGCTTGCGCCGGAATAGGGTTCGCAATTGGCGCTTCGACCGGCGCCTCGGCGACAATGGGCTTACACTTTTGTTTATGCTTCCATATTCCGCTCGCGCTTTTAAAACATATTTTACAAATCGGACACTGAAGTTTATTATCCACCGCGATTTTATCACCAATCATATCACGATAAACCGCCTTGATATGTTTCATACTCGCCTCGTGTTTTACATAGTCACTTTTTAGGTGTGTAAAATAATTACACTTTGAGCAAAAGTACTTGGTAATATCGTCACCGGAAGAATCGGCGTTTCCACTGATTTCCATTTTATTTCCGGACATTTCTGAAATTCTCCCTAAATGTTTACGGGTCAAAATATGTTTATTATAATCTGGTCGATAAGCCGTAGTATAGTCACAAGCGGAACAATGATGTAATTTATTATTAGAGGGAGAGTTATGATTTCCGGACATTTTTATAATATGGAAATAAAAAATCTTCCTAAAGTTTCCGCGATCATTTTTTTTATGGTAACAACCCTCTTTTATTTTTTCGGTATTCGCTGCATTATGCTCTAAAACCGGATTTTTACTTTTTCCCAGAAATATTTATCTCGTACTTTTTCATTTTGGACATTTTTAAAAATGTCCATTTTCAAAAAGTTGGCCTATTTCTTTTCTGGGATTTTTGGTAACTAATATAATAAATTGTTTAAGGTACTTAAAGAACGACGGTCCAAGAAAATTGATTTTGTTTTAAACAGGTAATTTTAAAGTAAACAATCATGTCTTCGACTACGGAATATATGACAATTTGGGTTCACTGGAATCAATATTATGAAGATGATGTTGATAACGCGAAGAATTTCAGAAAAAATATGGACGTTTTCGATAAACACGTGAACGGATTTATCGAACAGGGTTGGCGACCACACGGTCCGCCGCAGTTCTCGGCGGGTTGGTTTACAGGTTGTACAGCGACCGGCTCGGTGGTACAAGCCATTATTCTAGATGTACATTATGAACAAGAGGACGAACCACTTCAGCGCCCCGGTCGTATCGGTAATAGTTATTAAATTTGTTTAAACTTTAAAGCCATAATACTTTGATATTTTTCATTCATAAGCATCAAAAGTTGCTCTGCCTTTATTATTTTATCGCGCTTTAAAATCTCGGCTCCTTCGTGAATCAAATCTCGCGAATTACGTACCAAAAATTCGGCATATTGGTAGGCCTCGTCAATAAGTCCCGCCACTTCAATATCAATAATTTCTTTATATTTTTCGCTTAGGTCTGGATAAACAGCGTGTTTTCCCATACCATAATAGACAATCATTTTTTTCGCGAGCTTAAGCGCCTCTTCGAAATCATTAATGGCGCCAGTAGTAATAGAGCGGTCGAAAAATACCTCTTCGGCGATACGTCCACTTAATAATATCATCAAATGCTCGAAAAGGGCCTCGCGGGTCATGATTGGCGACTTATTGTTGGCAAAAACGGTATAGCCGGGACTATTCGGTGCGGATAAATTGATCAATACTTTGGTAACCGGCGCGTGATGTTTTGCCAAAAGTCCGACAATGGCGTGGCCGAGTTCATGAATCGCAATATGGTCAATGATAGAATCTGTGAATTCGTGCTCATTGGGCTGCCAACCGACCATTATTTTATTTAAAACGGCCTCGACGTCATCGGAGTTCATAGATTTACGGTCAAATCGAAGCGCGAGTAACATGGCCTCATTCAATAAGTTCTCGATTTGCGCGGCAGAAAACCCGGCGGTTTCCTCAACAAGGTCGGGAATATTAACGTCCGAGTCCATGGGCTTACCGCGTTTATGAATTTCGAAAATGGCCGATCGGGTTTTCTCGTCAGGATTACCAATAAAAATACGTTTATCAATACGTCCGGGACGAGTAAGAGCCGAATCTAGTAAGTCGGCGCGATTGGTCGCACCAATGAGGAAAATACCCGACGTATTTTTAAAGCCATCGAGGCCCACTAGGAGTTCGTTTAAAGTCGAGTCGCGTTCAGTATTGGCAGTTTCGGCGTCCGTGGAACGTCGGCGACCAACGGCGTCAATTTCATCAATAAAAATAATACAGGGGATATTTTCTTTGGCCAGCTTAAAAAGTTCTCGAATACGACTCGAACCAACGCCCACGTATTTTTCTAAGAACTCCGAACCAGAAACGGCAATAAAGGAAACGTCGGCTTCTCCGGCGAGTGCCTTTGCAAAAAGCGTCTTACCATTACCGGGCGGCCCCTCAAAAATAAGGCCTTTAGGGATACGTACATTATAACCCTGATATTTGGTATAATTCGATAAAATATCAATACACTGATTTAGTTCATGTTTAATATTATCATATCCACCAATATCTTTGAACGAAATCGGTGATTTATCGACGACTTCGAAATTATCGGACTTTTTCTTGGTATTACGGCTATTGGAGCCATAGAATTTATCGTGTTCGTCTTCTTCTTCGGGCTCATTATATTTTAGACCGAGTCCCATGCCCGGTATAGGACTAATAATAATACGTAATCCACCGGGAGGACGAGTTAAATTACGGTTGGAATAGAGTTCAGCCAAATCATCATACAATTGATTTTGGGTTCCATTCTCATTCACTCCCATAATTTCTTGGTTTTGAAGAGTAATATTTTTGGAATTCAGGCGGCGTACATAATCTTCAAAATAGGATCTAGAATAAGGGTAATTTCTCATATTTATGGCACGAAGAGGTTCTCGAAGTGCCTTTGGAATACCATGAAAAAAGGCGCCCACAAAACTAAGGAATCCTAGGATTCCGAAAATTTTCATTATATACATATAAAATAAATACTTTTATATTTATTTTGAAACATAGTTATTTTTCTACATAATAGAGACCACGTTTACTGCATAAATCAGCGTCATTACGTACGTCAAATGCGCTCCCGTGACTTATTACACCGGTAACAATATTTTTTACACCAAACTTGGTACATTTACCGAATGTTGCTTGTCCGCGAACTTCTCGAAAATAGGCGCAATTTTTACAGATGACACTATCGGCGTTTTCGATAATGGGTCGTAAAACCTTTTTTAGTACAGTGATCTCTTTCATTATATAGAATTATTGATAAAATATTTATACCAATTTTTTATGGTTATATTATAATGGGAGCCGAAACTCTTTACGATATTGAAGATACAGAAGATACAACAAAACCTATAAAGGGAGAAGTACATTTAGAGGGACACGATTTTAACTATGAAATTTATTTATTACCCATTATTGGCGATGACCAAGAAAAGGTTGAGCGCGATTTAATAAAACGTCTGGGAAATCGTATGCAAAAAGGAAAACATTGTTTGGATATCGATGAATCCACGGTCGAACAAAATATCGAGAACGAAGAATATAGCGCTATTGTATTTGTGGAGAATAAAAATCACGATGATATTGCTTCTGGTACGCTACAATATTACGATTGGTGTGAAGAAGGAAAAAACCAACTTTGGATAAACGATTTATGTCGACTTACGACGAGTAAACAATCCGTAAGTCCCATTAAGGCCCTATTAAAAGTATTCGAAAATTTGGCGAAAAAATACGCGAAACGTTTGAATTATGTGCATTTGATGGTGGATAACGAGGACGAAGAGGGCTCGAAGGTTCTTATTGAAATCTATAAAAAATATGGGTTTGATATTGTTACCAAAAATAAATGCGCAATGGACGACCCGGATAATGAATATACGTTAATGCGTAAGCGAATTAAGCGGCGATTACGGTTAACGAAGAAAACGAAGAGTAAGGGTGGTAGAAAATCGAAACATCGAAAATAAATATATCAAATGCAAGAGTCAGTGCTATAAGCAAAAATTTTATATATCCATGAAATATATAAAATGTTTTTTAAAATTATTCTATATGCTATTGTAGCGAACGGACTTTTTAATGTTTTGGTTAGTGCGTCAATATTAAAATACGTGAATTTTCCAGAAGTACGCGATTTTTATGTTTCCCTATTTTCGGGTGGACATTCGCCCATGTTCGAGCGTGTTCTCGCCTATTATAGTTTTATCAATGGACTCGTTCGCACGCTCGGTGGTATGAATTTATACCAACAATCCGCGGCGAATTTAGTGGCCCTTTCTTATTTTTCAGAGGCGGCGTTTTTAGCCAACGAGCTTTTTGCGCATAAAACGATGGATAAAACTCACGGCCAATATGCAATTGGTTTTTGTGTTATAATGGGTTCGCTAGCATTATATAACTATTTTTATTAGAACCATAGGGCGAGGCGACGGGCGCGCCATGCCCAGTAAGGGTCGGGATAATCATAATAATAGTAATGATAGTGGCGATGTGAGCGATGGTGGCGGTGATGACGGCGGTGGTGTCTGTGGTGATGGCTCGAATCACTCGAAGAAGACGAAGACGAAGATGACGAAGAAGACGAAGAAGAAGATGACGACGAAGACGAAGAGGAGGACGAAGACATCCTATGAAATACCGTTGTAAAATTATTTTTACGCATAAAATAATTTTGCTCCTTAATACGCGCTGCATTGTGCATTTGTATTTACATCCATAAATTAAAAAACTCAACTAGCAAAAATTGTATTTTAATAACTTGGATTTCAAAGTTTGGGTAGCAGTTTTGAGAACATTTGTGGTTTGTACCAATTCGGTACTTGCTTGAGTGATATATTGAATATCAGGATTATGTTGAAGTGAAATACTAACTCCCTGTTCGCAGAGAATATTCCAGTTATCGATGGTAACTACGGCCTGGTCAATAATATTTTTCTCTTTCGCAGAAAGCGCGTAATCCGATGGCGCCGCAAAACTAGCATCTACGAAATGTCCGATATATTGCATCGCGCAATTGACTTCGTCCATAACACCAGATAAAATTTTGGCTGTATCATGAGCGGATTTTGGGACTTGTATGGACGTAGTTGCGAGAACGGTTTCCTTGAATTTACCGAAGATTTTGGATAGATTTACGATTTTACCAAGGGCGATAGAAATCGTACTCAAAAAATTATAATCATTGATGATATTAACGTTTTGTAGTTTGATAATAAAATTATTAAAAAGCACGCTAAGTTCATCTGCGGCTTGTCCGAATTCACTGAACCCTTCCACATCAATATCAAGTTCCATTTGTTTGGTTTCATTCGCGATTTTAGCGGCGGCTAGAAACAAATTCTGGTAGTCATCAATAGAACCTTTTCCGTGGAAATCGGAGCATTTAATTTCTGATGCGTAGAGTTGGATTTGAGAAAATACGGCATTGATAGAAGGATCCGGAACCATCGTGAACTACGTGGCCGGACGCGTCGT